TACCACCTGATCGTGGATGACCGCAGGTGTCGGTATCTCCAGTTCGGATCACTGGCTTGCCGCCGGCTCGCACTGTGGCGCTGCCACCTTTGACTGTGGCAGAAGCATGTGGAGGATGCGGTTTTCCCCACGGAGCATGCCCAGTGACACCGTTGCCCGCGACAACAATAGGACTGCCATTCACTCGTACAGAAGCCACGCCACCGGTGGCTTGACCGCCTGCTGAATTTGAATCGCCTACTCGCTGTACTGCTGGCATGTTATCCTAGTATAAGTTTTTTCTCCGGCACCCGGATGCCAGTGGTTGCTTCAATGTACTTCATTTTGACTTCTTCGTCAGTGAGTGCATAGATTGCAACATTGTTAATATTTAGTGTGACAGAACCCTTTCGTTCTGCGGTAAACACGCTGGGTACAAGACCAAGTCCTTGTGGGCCCGGTGCCACACTGACTGGCTCGCTCACTGTGATAAAATTGTATTCAATCAGTTCTACTCTTGCAATCAGTTCTTCTCCTGAATTGAGTTTAAATGTGCAAACCTGTCCCATTGTTTTTTCAATATTCATTCTGTTAGTTTCTTTCTAAGTTCTGTAAATCCGCCCACCAGTTCTTGGTCCAAGAAGATTTGTGGCAGTGTTCGAGCTGTTGGTACAGCTTCTAATAGTTGTTCTCGGGTCCAGGTGCCTTGTGTAATATTGCGTTCTTCGTAATCTATGCCGCGGCTTTCTAACATCGCCTTGGCTTGAACACAGTAAGGGCACGAGTCTTTTGACCATATAATTGCTTTCATTTATTTTCCTTCTTTTGATTTGTTGTATGTTTTGGCAAAGATGTCTGCTTTCACAACACCGTAGTCACCAGGACCATGTTTCACAATGTAGTCATTGCCCTTGGTATAATTTAAATCTCCCCAGCTGGCTCGGACAACACCGTCATGGTCGGCAATCTTTGCCACCTTCATGATTTTCTTGGGTGTTGCTGTGCCATCACCATTGTCGTCGTAGTATGCAGCAAACTTGATGGGGCTCACAGGATACTTCTCACCTTTGGGACCAGTGATGATCTTGTGACCCACGGTGTAGTCCACAGGTCCTTCTAGTGTATCTACTGTGCCGTTGTCTGTGGCAGTTTCATAACTGATAGGTGTTGGGTGTTTGTAGGTCTGGAAACCGCCAGCATCAAACCAGGCATCATCTACTCCGGGTGCGGTTGCTGCAATAGATTGTCGAATATCGTCATTCATTTTTATAGCTCCGGTAGTTGTTCGTAGTCCAGGTCAGACGACATCACGCCAATGACATAATTTGTGCTTTCATTTTCTTGCAAAGCTGTCTGCTTGTTGGCTGTGTTTGTATGCTTGTTGAACCACGGAATGGGGGTTGAACGAGGTGCAGGTTCTTGATACTTGATACCAATTTCTTTCAGTGCGCCCACGGCTGTGTAGTCCACAAAGTCTTTGAGAATGTTGGCATTGAGTCCAATCACTGGACCTTGATTGAACAAATAGTCGGCCCAGGCTTTTTCTTCACGAATCACATCTAGATACATTTGATACACTTCGGCTTCGCATTCTTGCTTGGCTCGGGCAAAGCGTGGATCTTCTTTGACCACCTGATTGATGATCCAGGCTGTCCAGTCCTTGTGTAGAATTTCGTCTTGCAGTATCAAGCTGATGATATTGCCATTGCCAATGAAGATTCTGTTCTCAACCATGGCCAAGCTGGTGGCAAAGCTGACCATGAATCTGAACGCTTCTAGTCCGTAGCTGGCATTCAGTGCTAACCAGATGGCTTTGATGTGTTCATATTCGTCAAAATCTTCTTGTAGTTCTTTGCGGCAGTTGATCATGTGCAGGCGATCATAATACAGGCCAATTGTACTGGCCATTTCAACAATTTCTTTTGTGTCATGGATTGTGCTGAACACATCCTTGGGCACATTGTAGATGTTACGGATGATGTGACTGTAACTTCTACTGTGAATGTTGGTTTCAAAGAATCCCCAGTTGTACATTAAGGCTTCTAATTCAGGAATTGATACCACAGGAGTAAACACCTGTGTGGGTCCACGACCTTGTAAACTGTCCAGTGCTGTTTGACGCAGCAGGTTTGATGTAAAAATATGTTTGACTGTGCTGCTGGCTTCCTTGAAGTCGTTGGCATCCTTGGTCAGGCTGACTTCCTCGGGCACCCAGAAGAATCCGCGAGCCTCTTGTTCAAATTTTACAATCTTGTTGTATTTGACTTCTTCAAAGCGTTGAATGGTCACAGGACCCGCAGGATCCAGAAACATCTTACGATTGAGATAATCTGTTTTTGTTTTTAAGTTGTATTGCGCTTGGCTCATTTTAATATTTTCCTGTTATTCTTTTTTTGCATCAATGGAGTAAAACCAATCATCACCGGCTGACCAATTGCGCTCGTACGCATCCAACATCACATCACAAATGGTTTCTAACATTACGATTTATTTTCTTTATTTAAATAAATCCACTAGCTCTAAAGCCAATGCATTATTGCCCAAGACTGGACTCAAATCCTTGTGTTCATCTCGGTACATTTTAAGTTTTTTTGGATTGTTTGCTAAACTGGCAGAAACATTGCTCAATCGGTCTGCACTCTTTACCAATTCACTTCCCGGAGTTTGAGCAATCTTGGCAATGGCATTTGCCATTTTTTCTTTTCGGTTCTCTCCGCGTCCTGTCACTGCCCAAACTATATTGGCAACATTATCACCAAATTGTTGTTTGATTTGTTCTAAGGTAACATCTGTATCTTCCACTATATCATGCAACCAAGCAGCAGCAATTATTTCCGGGTCTTGTGTAATTGTTTTAACACGGGCAACAACATCCGCCAAATGAGTGACATAAGGGTGTACACCGTATTTTTGGTTCTTGTGTGCATCAACAGCAAGAGTTTTTGCCTTGAACTCTATGTCATCTGCACTTTCTAACAGTTCATTTATTTTCATACCATTTCATGCTAGAGCTTGCATGCCTCGCAATCTTCTTGATCATCAAACTCAATCGCTTCCAATGGTGCAACAACTTCGTCTTGACCTTTGCTACCTGCTTTGTTGATCAGGCTGTAGTAGAAAGTTTTTAGACCCCAGTAGTGCGACTGCATCAAGTTCCGAGCAATTAGAGTTGTTGGTACCTTACGATCTGCAAAGTGTGCAGGATTGTAGAATGTGTTGGTACTGATGCTTTGGTCCACATAGGCAGCTAGTACTGCGGCTGTTTTCAAGTAGCCATCACAATCTTTTTGTGCCCACATCAGTTGATATTTGTTTTTCAACCGGTTGTATTCGGGCGCCACTTGAATCAAACTGCCGGCCTTGCTTTCTTTCACAGTGATCAGGCTCATGGGCATTTCAATGCCGTTGGTTGAGTTGATGGCCACCGAACTGGATTCAACAGGAGCAATTGCTCCATTAGTAGCATTACGAACGCCACTCACTTTCATTCTAGCACGAAGTGTTTCCCATTCAAGTTCCGGGGTAAAATCAGTCAGTTCATTGACTCCTACTGCACGAAGTTCCCAGGGAAACTGTCCTTGGCCATAGCGTGTGTGATCACTGCCTTCACATCGGCCTCGCTCCTCAGCCAGTTCAACACTCATCTCAGTTAGATAATATGTCTGATGTTCCATCCAAGTTTTGACTTCTGCCAGAGCATCCTTCTCACCATATTTCAAACTACGCTTGGCATGCCAGTAGGCAAGATTGGTGATACCAATTCCCAGTGGTCTGATTTCATCGTTGCTCAACTTCGACTGAATTGATAGGAAATCTTGATAGTCCAGTATATTATTGAGGCTTCTATGTAGAATGCGACAAGCCCTGCGCATATCTTCAGGATTACGGAAGGCACCCCAATTAATTGAACCAAGAGTGCATAAAGCGATGCGCCCATCAGCATCATCGAGACGCTTAAAAGAACGAGTAGGTAAAAGTATTTCACAACAAAGGTTACTTTGGTAAATGGTGTGGTATTCAGGATCAAACGGTCCTTGCTTCATCACATTGTCAATGAACACTAGATAGATGCGTCCAGTGTCTGTGCGCTCCTTCAAGATGCCTGATTTAAATACTTCTTCAGCACTCATAGTTTTCTTACGCAGGCCAGATTGCTTTTCATACTTTACATAAAGTTCTTCGAATAGTTCTGTATTACTATAGAACGCTTGATACAAGTCGGGCACTTCGTTAGGATCAAAGAATGTTATGTCTTCTTTGTTTTTAAATCGTCTCCAGAAGAATGCTGACAATACGACTCCATAATCCATGTGTCGAACTCGGGTCTCTTCAGTCCCTTGATTGTTCTTGAGTACAATAAGATCATCAAATTGATGATGCCAAATAGGGTAAAACACAGTAGCACTAGCATTACGAATACCTCCTTGACTACAACTACGCAAATCTCCAAACCATTTCTTCAAGAATGGTATCATACCTGTGTGCATGATCTCACCACCACGAATGGGCGAACCTAGTGGACGCAATCTACCAATCTCTAATCCAATGCCAGCTCGCTTGCTGGCATACTTGGCCATCATTTCACCAGACGCGAAAATACTATCCAAATCATCATCTGATCTAATAAGAACGCAAGATGAAAATTGTTTCGTAGGAGTACCAAGCCCAGCAAGAACAGGAGTAGCAAGAGTAAATAGCCCATCACTGGCAGCGTTGTAGTATTCTTTGATGAAGCGCATTCTCGCTGTGTTCGGTTCTTCTGAGTGAAATACAGTAGCGGCCGCGACCATGTATCTAATTTGTGGAGTTTCATAGATT